ATGAGGTCACCTGACATTGAAATGGCAGTGCGGCTGTACTATGAAAAGCCCGAAATAACCAATGCGGATATCAAGGAGCTGTTCAGCACAGGTGAAACGCAGACTATCAAGATCAAGAAAGCTGTTAAGGAAGAAATGGCAAAGCGTGGCGTGAAGTCATGGTTGCCACACTCGGTCAATACCGAGATAGCCTACGAGGTGTGGGGCATTGATATCGACAACTTCGAGAAAAGGCTTAAAAAACTCCGCACACTTTACGGAAAGGACGTGAGAAAATGATAGCCGTACTAGAGATAATCAGATGTGCCGCAGCGGTAGTGCTCTTGGTGGTGCTTGCAATGTATGTAGCGTACAGGTGGTATGTAAGCGTAAAAGAAAATGCCTACGAGGAAGCAGAAGAGAGCATTAAGCGTGCAGTGATAGAAGCAGGCAGACCCATAGTCAAGGTCGAAGTTGAAATGAAAGGAAAGTGGTAATGAGCATTGTAGGAATACTGCTGATAACAATAGCTGTGCTTGCAGGGATAGATGTAGTGATGTATCTTGTGCTGAGCGTGGTGGATAGGCACTGGGAGAAACGTTTTGAGAAAGAGGAGGACAAGAACAATGAAAGTTCTGATAGCCTGTGAAGAATCGCAAGAGGTCTGCAAGGCATTTCGTGCAAAAGGGCACGAAGCATATAGCTGCGACATTCAGATGTGTTCAGGCGGTCACCCTGAGTGGCATATATGCAATGATGTTTTGGATATTATCAATGGCAATACCGATTTCTTCACCTGTGACGGCAAGCAGCATACTGTTGAAACATGGGATATGATTATCGCACACCCACCGTGTACATACCTGACGAACGTGGCTACACGCCACTATAGTTTGAAATGCACACCTGCTGAAAAGGTGGTCGAGCGTATGAAACACCGTGAAGAATCAATAGTATTTTTTATGCAGATTGTGTCGGCGAACGCACCAAAAATTGCAGTGGAAAACCCTATAGGGCGTATGAATACTGTATTCAGAAAGGCAGATCAAATAATTCACCCATATATGTTTTCAAACGGACCGGAAGACTCAGAACAGTTTGTCACAAAGGCGACGTGTTTATGGCTAAAGGGGCTGCCTGTCCTACGGCCAACATATACAGGGGACAAGCCTGATAATGGCAAGCTGTTTGGACGATATTCTAATGGTAAATCACGCACATGGGAAGAAACACGTCATTCTGGCAAAGATCGTGCTAAGGTAAGGAGCAAAACGTTTAAAGGTATTGCTTTTGCAATGGCTGAACAATGGGGAAAGATTGAGGAGGACGAAAACGATGATAGTGATGAGAGAGGTATTTAAGAGGGACAAGCCCCTTGACAGCGGCAGCGGAGCAGTAAGCCTTTGCGTGTTCCATTCAAATGTCAAGCCTGACGAATGCGGTGCGCTGACAGTAACGCCAACGAAGGACTACTGCCGCAGATGTGCATTCTACAAGACCCGTGAGGATTTCGACAGAGGGCTTGGCGATGCCACAAGGTCGCTGAGGGATAAGGGGCTTGAACCTGTGAAGAAGATGGACTATGACGGCAGGCAGTATATGAGCGTAAGACCTATTGAAAGGGAGGATAATGATGATAACGAAAGAGGAGTTTGAAAAGGCGGTGGAGGTTTGCACTAATACAGATGAGACCTGTGAACACTGTCCTCTTAGCAAAAAATTTTTTTCATGCGGCGGATATCTTACCCGCTACATAAAAGAAAACGAGCCTGCACCTGCGGCAACAGGCACAAGCTCTGAGGTGGTATCAAAAGATACCAATTCAACACACCTTGATGATAGCACATTGCTTGACATTTGTCAAGAAGGAATAGAGGAAATGGCGAAAATAGCCCTCGATGATTACCCAAACGAATTCCTGACAGGATATGTTGAGGCTTTCAAGCACAACATCGAGAGGCTGAGAGGCGGTGACGGCAAATGAAAGGCTTGCCAACACGCTGTATAGATCCTGTCATGAAGTGCTGTCAGGATTGCGCTTGGGGATATCGTGAATATGGCGATGACGTGGAGTGCTCTGCCGACCTAGCAGGCTGTTGTTTTGAAAGTGGCTGTACACTCGGTTTTGACAAAGGCAGACCTGAGGACGAACCGACAGATGAGGAACTGCAAGAGTTTGAAAAGGAGTTTGAAGCCATCGAAAGGAGAATAAAAAATGTCAGTAAAAATAAACTCACTTGAATTTGAGAACGTAAAGAAGATAAAAGCCGTACAGCTTGAGCCTGCAAAGAACGGGCTTACTGTTATCGGCGGTAAGAACAGGCAGGGCAAGACCTCTGTGCTTGACGCTATCGCTTGGGCGCTTGGCGGTGACAAGTATAAGCCGTCTTCTCCTCAGCGTGAGGGGTCTGTTGTCGAGCCGCACTTGAAGATCACTCTCGACAATGGAATCGTGGTGGAGCGTTCGGGTAAGAACAGCTCCCTCAAAGTCACCGACAGCACAGGCAAAAAAGGCGGTCAGCAGCTTTTGAACAGCTTTGTTGAACAGTTCGCACTTGACCTGCCTAAGTTCATAAATCAGTCAAGCAAGGAAAAAGCTTCAACTCTGCTGAAAATAATCGGCGTGGGCGATACGCTCTATCAGTTGGAGCATAAGGAACACTCCCTCTATGACCAGCGTACTGCTATCGGCAGGATAGCTGACCAGAAGTCTAAGTTCGCAAAGGAAATGCCCGTGTACGCAAACGTCCCTGTCGAGCCTGTTTCGGCTTCGGAGCTTATCAGACAGCAGCAGGATATACTTGCTCGCAACGGCGAAAATCAGCGTAAGCGTGATCAGAAAGAATACTACGAAAAGCAGTTGGAGCTTGCTAAGTCCGCCTATGAACGTGCAAAAGCAAGCTATGAAGCGGCAGCGAACAACTTCAAGCTTGCAAGCCTTGACGCTCAAGACCTTGTGGACGAAAGCACAGCGGAGCTTGAAAAGAATATCTCGGAAATCGAGGAGCTGAACAAGAAGATAAGAGCAAACCTCGACAGGGAGAAAGCTGAGATAGACGCTGAGGACTACCGTTCACAGTATACATATCTCACTGAGCAGATAGAGGACGTAAGGCAGGCTAAAACTGACCTGCTGGGCAGTGCCGACCTGCCCCTTGAAGGACTTTCCGTTGAGGACGGAGAGCTGCTGTATAACGGGCATAAATGGGACAGTATAAGCGGTGCTGAACAGCTTATCGTCGCTACCTCTATCGTGAGAAAGCTCAATCCTGACTGCGGCTTTGTCCTGCTGGACAAGCTTGAACAAATGGATACCGACACCCTTGAAGACTTCGGTAAGTGGCTTGAAGCACAGGGCTTGCAGGCGATAGCCACAAGAGTTTCTACAGGTGACGAGTGCAGTATCATTATCGAGGACGGCAGGTCAATGGACAACGAAAAGGAAGAAAACACAGAAACGAAAACTTGGAAAGCAGGTGCATTTTAATGTATGAGATAACATCAGGAGTTGTAAGCTCCGCACAGAAAGTCGTGATATATGGTCCTGAGGGCATAGGCAAATCCACTTTTGCGGCTCAGTTCCCCGACCCTGTATTTATTGATACTGAAGGCAGTACAAAGAAGCTGAACATCAGACGTTTCCCTAAGCCAACAAGCTGGGAAATGCTCAAAAACGAGGTAAAGGAAGCTATGAACGGCAGGCTCTGCAAGACCCTTGTCATTGATACATTTGATTGGGCTGAACAGCTTTGCATTGAAACGATCTGCTCAGCACATCAGAAGAAAGGCATTGAAGATTTCGGCTACGGCAACGGCTATGTTTACGAAAAAGAGGAGATAGGCAAGTTCCTTAATCTCTTGCAGGAGGTAGTTGACAGCGGTATCAACGTTGTGCTTACGGCTCACGCTCAGATGAGAAAGTTTGAACAGCCTGACGAGCTTGGTGCTTATGACCGTTGGGAGTTAAAGCTCGGCAAGAAAACTTCTTCTCAGATATCGCCTCTTGTGAAAGAATGGGCAGATATGGTGTTGTTTGCAAACTACAAAACATATGCAGTAGCTGTGGATAAGGACGGCAAGAAGTTCAAGGCTCAGGGCGGTGACCGTGTAATGTACACCACACATCACCCTTGCTGGGATGCTAAAAATCGTGACGGACTTCCGCCTGAAATGCCTTTTGAGTATAGTGGCATAGCTCACCTGTTTGCGTATACACAGCCTGCTGAAATGCCTAAGCCTGTGCCGATGCCAAGACGTGTGCAAGAGCAGCTTGCACAGCCGAAAGCAGCACCGCAGCCACCTCATAAGACATCAAACGCAGTGACATTGCAGCAGGCTCAGCCGACAGCTGCACCAAAGGCAGAAGAACCTCTTACTGATCTCAGCGGCTTTGAGGACGTTGCACCACCTATCGTTATCCCTGAGGGCATACCGAAAGCGCTTGCAGACCTTATGAGAGCCAACAACGTAAGCGAATCGGATATACGTCTTGTGGTATCTCAGAGAAACTATTTCCCCTATGATACCCCTATTACAAACTATCCTGACGACTTCGTGCAGGGCTGTCTGATAGGTGCTTGGGAGCAAATGCTGCCACTTATCAGAGAAAATCAGAAAGTACCATTTTAAAAGGAGGACAACACTATGGATAATTTTATGGAATACGGCTGGGAAGATGAGATAGTCAACGAGGGTGGGGACTTTGTCCTGCTCCCTGAGGGGGACTATGACTTCACAGTTGCAAAGTACGAACGTGCAAGACACGAGGGGTCGGCAAAAGTGCCGCCCTGCAATATGGCTAAGGTCACATTCACCATATGGGGAGCTGAGGACAGCGTGGAGATAACAGAGAACTTCTTCCTCTGCAACAAGTTTGAGTGGAAACTCTCAGCACTTTTCCTGGCTCTCGGTCTGAAAAAACACGGCGAGCCGCTGAAAATGAATTGGAACGCTATCACAGGCAAAAAGGGCAAGTGTCACGTCTACGTTGACAACTACAAGAACAAGGACGGTGAGGACAGGCAGTCCAACAAGATTAAAAAGCTCTATGCCTATGACGAGAATGTTACTACCGTTCAGCCTGCTCAGACGCAGACACCACAGTATAGTCAGCCTGCTCAGACAGGTGGCTGGAAAGCCGGTGCGTTCTGATGATGAATTTAAGACCATATCAAAACGAGGCTAAGCTTGCTATACTCGAACAATGGTCTGAGGGAATAAACAAAGTCCTTGCAGTTCTGCCCACAGGAACGGGAAAGACAATACTTTTCTCGGCTGTTACGGAAGAATGTGTGCGGCAGGGTAAGCGTGTGCTTATCCTTGCCCACAGGGGCGAACTGCTCGACCAGGCGGCAGACAAGCTTATGAAGTCAACAGGGCTTGGCTGTGCCACCGAGAAAGCAGAGCAAAGTTGTTTAGGCTCATGGTATCGTGTGGTAGTAGGCTCAGTTCAGACCCTTATGCGTGAGAAAAGGCTCAAAGGCTTTTCGGAAAATTACTTCGATACCATAATAATTGACGAGGCTCATCACGCTATCTCAGACGGCTATCAGAGAGTGCTTGACCATTTTCCTGAAGCTCAGGTACTTGGTGTGACGGCTATACCTGACAGAGGCGATATGAAGAACTTAGGCTCGGTGTTCGACAGCCTTGCATATGAATACACCCTGCCGCAGGCTATCAAAGAGGGCTATCTTTCACCTATCAAGGCTATCACCATACCGCTGAAACTTGACCTTTCAGGAGTATCAACTCAGGCAGGAGATTTCAAGGCAAGTGATATCGACACGGCACTTGACCCTTATCTTTATCAGATAGCTGATGAAATGCTCAAATACTGTAAGAAACGCAAGACAGTTGTGTTCCTGCCGCTTGTCAAAACCTCTCAGAAGTTCCGTGATATCCTTATCAGCAAAGGTTTCAACGCCGCTGAGGTCAACGGAGAAAGCACAGACAGAGCGGAGATACTTGAAGCTTTCGACAAGGGCGAATACACCGTGCTGTGTAACTCAATGCTCCTCACAGAGGGCTGGGACTGTCCGTCAGTTGACTGCGTTATCGTGCTAAGACCAACAAAAGTGCGTGGACTTTACTGTCAAATGGTAGGCAGAGGCACAAGACTTTGCGAGGGAAAGACAGAGCTTTTACTGCTTGACTTTCTGTGGCACACAGAACGCCACGAGCTTTGCAGACCTGCACACCTTATCTGTCAGAATGAAGAGGTCGCTGAGAAAATGACCGAAAACCTTGCCAATGAGGCAGGCTGTGCAGTGGATATCGAAGAGGCAGAAAAACAGGCAAGCGAGGACGTTGTGGCACAGCGTGAAGAGTCTTTGGCAAAGCAGCTCAAAGAAATGAAAACACGCAAGAGAAAGCTCGTTGACCCTTTGCAGTATGAAATGTCAATACAGGCTGAGGACTTGTCCTCATATGTTCCTGCCTTTGGCTGGGAGTGTGCTCCTGCTACCGATAAGCAGAAAGCAAAGCTTGAAAAACTGGGCATTTTCCCTGACGATATAGACAACGCAGGCAAAGCAAAGCTTATCCTTGACCGACTTGAAAAGCGCCGCAATGCAGGACTTACCACTCCAAAGCAGATAAGGCTGCTTGAAAGCAAAGGCTTTGAGCACGTTGGCTCTTGGAGCTTTGACAGTGCAAGCAAAATGATAGCCCGTATCTCTGCCAATGGTTGGAGAGTGCCGAGAGATATCGACCCGAAAACATACACACCTGAGAACTAAGGAGAAGTGAATGGATAACACAAATTTGCTTAAAATGCTTGAATACATAGACCCTGCAAGCTGTGATTATCAAGAATGGGTCAATGTGGGAATGGCTCTCAAGCACGAGGGCTATTCCGTGAATGATTGGGACAGTTGGTCGAGGTCAGACAGCCGTTATCACAGCGGTGAGTGTGAACGCAAGTGGCAAGGCTTTAACGGCAATGCTCAGCCCGTGACCGCAGGAACTATCGTGCAAATGGCAAAGGAAAGAGGATACAGCCCCCATGAGTTTAAGGCATACGATTGGGACGGCGAGATAGTTGCAGAAGAAAGCAGTCCCCTTGTAAACGGCGGTGAGGGCATACCGATCACCGAGCCTGCCCAATGGGATCCTGTCAAGGAAATAGTCACCTATCTTGAAACACTCTTTGAGGCAGGAGAGAACGTGGGCTATGTTACGCAAACGTGGGAGACAGAAAAGGACGGCAAGACCAAGTATCTGCCCACAAAGGGGTGCTGTGACAGGACGGCAGGGGAGCTTATCAAGAGGCTTGGCGAATGTAACGGCGACATTGGTGCGGTGTTTGGCGACTACAAGGAAGAAGCCGGAGCGTGGATCCGCTTCAATCCTCTTGACGGCAAGGGCGTAAAGAACGAGAATGTAACAGACGACCGCTATGCTCTTGTTGAAAGCGACAGTATGCCTATAGAACAGCAGAATGCTGTGATGAGAGAGCTTGAACTTCCTATCGCTGTGCTTGTATACAGCGGTGGAAAGAGCGTTCACGCTATCGTCAAGATAGACGCTCCCAACTATGATGAATACCGCAAGAGGGTGGACTTTCTCTACAAAGTGTGCAAAGACAACGGTCTTGACATCGACAAGCAGAACCGCAATCCCTCACGTCTTAGCCGTATGCCTGGCGTAATGAGAAACGGTAAGAAACAGTTCATCATTGACAAGAACATAGGCAAAGAAAGCTTTTTGGAATGGAAAGATTACATAGAGAGTATCAATGATGATCTCCCTGACCCTGAGAGCCTGAGTGCTGAGTGGGATAACCTGCCTGAGCTTGCACCGCCACTTATTGACGGTGTTCTCAGACAGGGTCACAAAATGCTCATTGCAGGTCCTTCAAAGGCAGGCAAGTCTTATGCACTTATCGAGATGTGCGTGGCGATAGCTGAGGGGGTCAAGTGGTTTGGCTGGCAATGCACCAAAGGAAAAATACTATACGTCAACCTAGAGCTTGACAGAGCATCTTGTCTGCACCGTTTCAAGGACGTGTACACCGCAATGCACCTAGAGCCTGAAAACCTCAGTAGCATAGACATATGGAACTTGCGAGGTCACAGCGTACCAATGGACAAGCTTGCGCCAAAGCTCATACGCCGAGCAAGCAAGAAGAATTACATTGCCGTTATAATAGGCCCTACCTACAAGGTCATAACAGGTGACGAGAACTCAGCAGACCAAATGGCGCACTTCTGCAACCAGTTTGACAAGGTATGCACAGAGCTTGGCTGTGCGGTCATATACTGCCACCACCACTCAAAGGGAGCGCAGGGCGGTAAGCGTTCAATGGACAGAGCCAGCGGTTCAGGAGTATTCGCCCGTGACCCTGATGCACTTCTTGACCTTTCAGAGCTTGACATTTCAGACAGTCTTTACAAACAGCAGGAGGACGAAACTGTTTGCCGTATCTGTGAGAACTGGATGAGGAGATTTTACAGAAATACTGATGAGCTTTGCTCACAGGACGATCTTGTTACGCCGTCAAAAATGCTTGAGATAACGCACAAGCACCTGCACCCGAACTCATACAAGCTTATGATGGCCGACATAGACAAGGCTAAGCTTGCGGTAAGAAACCGCACAGCATGGCGTATAGAGGGTACTCTGAGAGAGTTCCCGAAATTTGCTCCCCTCAATATGTGGTTTGATTATCCTGTTCACAGAGAGGATACTGTGGGCGTGCTTAAAGACTGCGAGGTAGAGGACATCGCACCGAATTGGAGAAAGAATTTCAGCAAGAAGAAGACCAATGAAGACCGCAGCAAGGAACGCAAGGAGAGCATTGAAACAGCTTTCAGCGGTGTGCAGGAGAACGGCAAGTGCCGCATTTCTGAGCTGGCGGAGTACATAGGAAAGAGCGAAAAGACCGTTGGAAGATACCTCAAAGAGCATGGTGGCTTTTGGATAGAAGAGGGAGAATGCGGCTTAAAAGCTCAGTAGACAGACAAGACAAAATCGAATTTTTGAACTTTAGACAGACAGGAAAAAATCGAAAAAGTGTCAGGACAAAATCGAGCTTTTTACTTGTCGGACAATATCGAAAATTACCGAGTTTGTCGGACGGACAGACAAAGTATATTATATATAATATATTTTTGACCGCCTAAAGGACGGCGGTCAAAATATTATAAGCAAATATAAACCGCACCCGACACGAAAGGAGTAGACTTTATGCGAGGCAAAAACATTAATTATGATTTTTTGAACTGTGCGAGAAAAATGCCGCCGTTCAGACATACTACATCAGAAACTTTTGATATTACTCAAAGCGAGGTCGCAAGGTGGTTGGTATCTCAGCCTGATGTAATGCAGAAGATTTTTGATATGGCTGCAAATCACAAGATGATAAGCTATGACCAAACTACACGGACTTGGAGAGGAGCAGATAACAATGACTGAATTTTTTATGGCGATGATACCGCCGACGGCTACAGCACAGGAACACAAGGTGGCGGTAAGAAACGGCAAGCCAATATTTTATGACCCACCCGATGTCAAGGCGGCAAAAGAAAAGCTCACGGCAAACCTAGCAAGGCACAGACCACCTGAGAAATACATCTGTGGGATACGGCTCATAACAAAGTGGCTGTTTCCAAATGACGGCAAACACAAGGACGGAGAGTACAAGATCAGCAAGCCTGACACGGATAACTTGCAGAAGATGTTCAAGGACTGCATGACAAAGCTTGACTTTTGGACAGACGACCAGCTTGTGGCAAGTGAGATATGCGAGAAGTTTTGGGCGAACATACCTGGCATTTATGTGAGGATAGAGGAGCTATGACGATACACGAGGTAAAGAAAAGTCTCGGACGCAGGGTGAGCTACAACGGCTCCGATTGCTACGAGCTGACAGGGTGCATTATCCGCAAGAGCAGCAAGACGGGTCAGTTCTTCTATCAGGCAGAGATCGCTGACAAGACTTGCGGCAATACGTTGGTGTATTGCAGGCTGGAAGAGTTGAGGTGCGAGGAGGGATAATATGGCAAAGAGTAAAACACCCGAAGAACTGTTAAAGCAGTATTCGGCAGACCTTGTGAAGTCAATAGAGCGGTACAAGTCCATTATCGATCATGGCTGTAGTGATCCATCATGGCCTGACGGCTGTAATGCCAATTTGTGCAGAAACCATGTTCTGGCATACAAGCGATACATTCTGGATATCTGCACGGCTAACGATTTGAAAATTCCACAGGAATATTACCTGCCAACGCCGCCTGAACAAGATAATAGCTTTATGGCTGACAAGACCAGCGGAAGGTACAAAAGGTTGAATAGCTACCCTGATTATAACGGCAGGCTGACAACAAGGAAAGTTGACTATGATGATAGTCAGATGAGTTTATAGGAGGGGTAAAGTGAAAACACATGATCTGAAACTTAACACAGAATTTTGTGACGCTGTTCTGAGCGGTGAGAAAACTTTCGAGGTCAGGAAGAATGACAGAGGTTTTCAGACAGGAGATCTGATAAGATTTATACCGACTGACGGAACGTCTTATCACAGCTCAGACGGCACAATAAGAGAACACGCACAACATGAGATATCAGGGCATACATACAAGATAATATATATCCTCAACGGCTGGGGAATAAAGAATGGGTATGTTGTGTTGGGAATAAGAGAGGAGAGATCCTATGGAAAGAAACGACCCTATGACCATGTCACGCCTGAAAGCCTACCGCAGGAACGCCTCAGCCATTGAGGACATCAAGGCGGAGCTTTCAGGTAAGTACGTTGCCGACAGTATCAGCGTATGCACTCCACCGTCCTACACACCACACAGCACACGCATAGACGGCTTTCTGCCGAGTGGTGATACACTTTCATTGCTGTGCGAGCAGGCACGGCTAGAGCGTGAGCAGAGGTCTGTGGAGGAGTTTATCAAGGGGATAGAGGACTATCAGACACGGCGAATGTTCGTGCTGAAATTCATCAAGGGTAAGACGTACTTGCAGATAGCTATGCAGGTAAGCGGTGGGAGAATGTCGGAGAGCGGAGTGCGAATGAAAATTCAAAGATATTTGCAAGAAAAGTGAAAGTTGTGCGGTTTGTGCGTTTTACCTGTGTTATAATTTAAACTGAGGAAAGTGTAGATGTACCTCAGACGAGCATTTTCGTTAAAAACACCTCCAATTTTCTAAGCCCCGTAAGGGGCTTATGCAGGTCGAGAGCGAGCCACCGCTCAGATCTGCTCCACCATTTACAAAACTCCTTATAATATATTTGTGAGAGGCACTCCTATGGGGTGCCTTTTGCGTTGCACGGAGGTATACAATGCCAGTACCACGCCCCGACCGAAACGGCTCACATCAAACACAGTTCCGCATCAACAAGAAGAAAATCTATGCTACCCAAACAGTCTGCGGTATCTGCGGTAAACCTGTTGATTTTTCCTTGAAGTATCCGCACCCACTGTCAGCTTGCATTGATCATATCATACCCATTGCAAAAGGCGGTCACCCCTCAGCCCTTGAAAACCTACAGCTTGCTCATTGGTGTTGCAATCGTCAGAAATCTGATAAATTGGTAGAAAAACAGGTGTTTGACCAAAAGGTAGAAGCCGTATCCAACCGTGTTTTACCGCAAACTTTTGATTGGAAGTCGATTTAAACACGAATTTCCACGAAATTTCCAATTTTTTTGAGCATATGGGGGCATACCGCCCCCTTTGAGGGTACTTTTCACGTTCACGCCTTCATTGTGTAAATATCTCGCAGAATTTTAAACAGGAGCAAAAATATGACAAACGAAATATACGGAATTGACTATCTGCAACGCAGACTTGCCGATAAACAAACACGAGTGCTATTGAGATATAAGTACTACGAAATGAAAAATAACGCACAGGACTTTTCGAGCCTTGCTCCCGAAAAATTCAAAGGGCTAAAGGAAACTGTTGGTTGGTGTGCGAAAGCAGTCGACAGCCTTGCTGACCGCCTGCAGTTCGATGAATTTCAAAATGATGAATTTAATTTGAGCGAAATATTCTTGTCAAACAATCAGGATATACTCATTGACTCTGCGGTGCTTTCGGCTCTTATCTCAGCCTGTTCTTTCGTCTATATCCGAGAAGATAACGGCTATCCTCGCCTGCAGGTAATTGACGGCTCAAATGCCACCGGTATTATTGATCCTGTGACAAATCTGCTTACAGAGGGCTATGCAGTGCTTGAGCGTGACAGCATGGGCGTTGTAAAGACAGAGGCTTATTTCATGGCAGGCATGACGGAAATATACTCCCATGGTGTGCTTGTTCAGCGTATACCAAACGCTGCACCATATGCACTGCTCGTGCCGATAATATATCGTCCTGACGCAAAGCGCCCTTTCGGTCACAGCCGTATTTCAAGAGCCTGCATTGCCTATACGCAGACAGCTCTCAGAACTATAAAACGCTCTGAGGTGTCGGCTGAATTTTACAGCTTTCCTCAAAAATATGTGCTTGGATTATCTGAGGACGCAGAGTTCAATAACCGCCTTGCTGCGATATCCTCTTTTCTGAATTTCACGAAAGACGGCGACGGCGATCACCCCATTGTAGGACAGTTTCAACAGCAATCAATGACGCCATATACTGAACAGCTGAGAACACTTGCAAGCCTGTTCGCAGGAGAAACAGGACTGACCCTTGATGACTTGGGCTTTGCCACCGAAAACCCCTCCAGCGCAGAGGCTATCAAGGCAGGTCATGAAAACCTACGATTAACGGCACGCAAGGCACAGAGGACGTTCGGAACAGGTCTGCTCAATGTGGGCTATCTTGCCGTTTGTATCCGTGACAGATACGCATATCAAAGAGATGCGTTCAGAGATACAAAAGTCGCATGGCTGCCTATCTTCGAGCCTGACGCTGCGGCACTCTCGGGTGTGGGCGACGCTATCTTGAAGATAAACCAGGCTGTTCCTGACTACTTAGGTGCAAGAAACATAAAGGCTCTCACAGGTATGGAGAGTGACGGCAAATGAGTGCGCTTTCAGACAAAATAAAAAGCGACCTTATCAAGCTTTCAAAGAGCAACGGGCACTTGCAGAGCATTATAAAAAGGCTTGAAAGCGGTAACGCAAATCTTAGTGATGTTGATGACTTCGCACAGGCAACAGGAGCTGTGCTGAAAAAAGTCTTTGAGAAAAGCATAAGCGAAAGTCCAAAGGCTTTTACAGATGAACAGCTTATTGCTGAGATACTCGGTGATATATTCGGTGATAATTACGAGCTTATAAACTCTGTGGCTGAGAATATCCAAAAACAGCTTGATAAGGCGGCAGGCATAGGCATAAAGCCACAAAGAGCAGATTTCCCATCTGAGAGGATAGAAAATCTTGCAAAAGTGACGGCTCAAAAGGACCTTACCGACAAGACGTCGCTCAGCGAGTTCACTGCGTCAGTTGAGAACATAAACGGCTCTATTTTCACCGATTATGTCAAAACAAATGCTGACTTTCGCAGTAAGGCAGGACTTAAAGTCTACGTTATCCGTTCAGACCACAGCAAGTGCTGCGCATGGTGTTCAAAGCTTGCAGGAAAGTACGTCTATCCTGATGTTCCAAAGGACGTGTGGCGGCGGCATAAGCGCTGCACCTGTGAGATAACCTACGTCAATGAAAAGGCAGGCACATATGATCAAATAAGCTATTCAGACGTTCAAAACGGCAAAGAGATCGAAACACGCAAGCAGGTCACAAGGCTCACACCTGAGCAGGCGAGAGCTAAGGAAAAAGAAGTGCTTAGCAGGATTGACAAATCGAAAAAAAGTGGTATAATGAAATCAGGAAGAAACCTTGAACGAAAAGAGCAAAACATAGGTGCGTTCTCAACGTTGACAGTGCCAATGCAGAAAAGAGAAATTCTGAACATATGTAGAAAATATTCTATTGATACTAGCGGAATAACCTTTAAGATTCAGCGTTCTGAAAAACTCCTTGCACTTCCTTTTTATGGCTCAACAGACTATAATAACATAGGAAGAATAGACTTGTTCCCAAGTGCATTTTCTTCTGAAGAGGAATTAGTAAAAACCATATTGCATGAAAAGTGCCACGTTTTACAGCTAAAGAAACATGGCAAAGCATATGCTCAGCAAAACTTAGATTTAATGGAAAAACAAGCTTATAGGTTTGAACGATTATTTTATAGCTTGGTTACAAAGAGGTGATAGTATGAAATGGCTTGACAATCTAGCGAGTATAAAGCAGCTCCATAAGGCAGGCAAATGCCCATATTGCGGACAAGAAAATACAGATTACAGATTGCTTGAAATAAGCAGTGGTAAAGGATATGGAGATGTTTGGTGCAATGACTGTAAAAAAGCTTTTCATATTTCTCGTATAGAAGTATCAGAGACAGACATTCGAGAAAAGCAGTTACCTCCTGAACTCAAATATTAGTTAATAACCGCTCCGCTACGGCGAGGCGGTATTTTTATACCCAAAATCAGAAAGGACGGATATTATGGCACTTGACCGGGATACAATATGGCAGCTGCGGAGAGCTAAGAGTGATATTGAGAACATCAGAACTGACATTCAGAAGATAAAGGATAATGCTGATTATGTTGCGGCACTGATACGCTGTGAAAGGTCATTGAGTATAGTTTTATCCAATGCTGAAAAGGTCAAATAGACAAAGTAAATATCAAACCAAGCACCTTAACGGGTGCTTTTTTTAGTACCCGAAAAAAGGAGGTAATTCCCTATTGAGAATAAGAGAGTCGGCAGGCAGACCCCCACCATATCGGTAGTGTTGCCATATGAGCAGACCAAAGGCAATGAGGCTATTGCAATGTATAACAAATCGGGGCGCACCGCACAGGAATGGCAGGAAATACAGCTATATGACATAATGGCGACCAATGACGAGGGATTGTGGACGCATATGAAATACGGCTACAGCGTGCCAAGACGTAACGGAAAATCTGAAATACTTATAATGCGTGCTCTCTGGGGACTTATCCACGGAGAGCGTGTTCTTTATACGGCACACAGAACGACCACCTCTCACAACGCATGGGAAAAGGTCATTGAACGTCTTGCAAAGGCAGGATATACCGAAAAAGAGGATTTCAAGAGCACAAAACAGTTTGGCCTTGAACGTATCGAGTGGCTCAAAGATAATGACGGAGGTCTTATCAACTTCCGTACACGTTCATCAAAAGGCGGACTTGGTGAGGGCTATGACCTGCTCGTTATAGATGAGGCTCAGGAGTACACGGCTGACCAAGAAAGTGCATTGAAATACGTTGTTACCGATTCTGCAAACCCTCAGACACTGATGTGCGGCACTCCTCCTACTGCGGTATCATCTGGAACTGTGTTCTATCAGTATCGCCGTGATACGCTTAGCGGTACTAACGTTGACAGCGGCTGGGCAGAGTGGAGCATACCTGAAATGGCTGACGCACATGACCCTGAACTTTGGTATGAAACAAATCCCTCACTCGGTACGATACTGACCGAGCGTAAGATACGTTCAGAGCTTGGCAAAGACCAGACAGACGATAATATTCAGCGTTTAGGTCTGTGGTTAAGATACAATCAGAAGTCCGCTATAAGCCGGGAGGAATGGCATAACTATCAGCTTGATACAGCACCAAAACTTTCAGGCACGCCTGAACTGTTCTTCGGCGTTAAGTATGCAAGATATACGGCTAACGTTTCTCTTGCAGTTGCAGTTAAAACTTCTGACGGCAAAATATTCGTTGAAGCTATTGACTGCCGCCCTGTGCGAGAGGGGAACGGCTGGATGATCTCATATCTCAGAAATCCTCACGCAAGGCAAGTGACCATAGACGGTGCAAACGGACAGGCTGTGCTTGAAAGTGATATGAAAGACGCAGGAGTTAAGTGTAAGGCTGTGCTGCCAAAGGTTGCTGAGGTGGTGCAGGCGTCAGCTCAGTTTGAGCAAAGTCTGTTTGCTGATAAGATATGCCACGCAGAACAACCTGCACTTGAGCAGGCTGTTTCAAACTGTGAACACAGAGCCATAGGCTCAGGCGGAGGTTTCGGTTACAGCTCTATTATGGAGGGTGCTGACATTTCGCTGTTAGAGTCGGTGGTGCTTGCACATTGGAGCTGTGCGAACGCTAAAGAAAAGAAAAAGCAAAAGATAAGCTACTGATATTTGAAAGGAATGATATTATGGCAGAAGAATTTGAACCTGTCACGACGCAGGAACAGCTTGACAAGATAGTAAATGCAAAGCTGGAGGAAAACACAAATGCTGTCACAAAGCAGTTTGAGGGATATGTTTCCCCTGCTGATATGGCAGAAAAGGTCAAGGGCTATGAAACCACTATAGCAGACCTTACGGCAAAGGGCAAGGCGGCTGAACAGAGCCTTTGCAAACTGAGAGCCGCACAGGAGTACGGACTTCCTGCGGAGCTTTCGGACAGGCTCAGCGGCGAGGACGAAAAGTCTATAAGAGCCGATGCAGAAAAGATGTCAAAATACTTTAAGACATCACACAATGCCCCTGATTTCAGAGCAGAGGGCGACCCAAGCAAAAACAGTGCGGAAAACGCACTTAGAAAAACACTTGAAAAGCTGAAAGGAGAATAATCATGGCAGAAACAATTAAGAGAGGCACACTTCTTGAGCCTGAAACAGTAACAAGCATTTTTTCAACAGTAAAGGGTCATTCCTCCCTTGCAAAGCTTAGCGGCAGAGATCCTGTATCTTTTAACGGCAACGACTATTTCGTTTTCTCTATGGACGATGAGGCGGACGTTATCGGTGAAAGCGAGGCTAAATCCGCAGGCAGTGCTAAGCTCGGCAAGGTAACAATGCGTCCGCTCAAGATCGAATACGGCGCACGCTTCAGTGACGAGTTCATCTATGGAACAGACGAGAAAAAGCTTGAGGTCATGAAAGCATTTGCAGAGGGTGCAGCGATCAAGTTTGCTCGTGCTATCGACATTCTTGGCTTTCACGGAATCAATCCAAGAAAGAAAACTGTTGTCGCTGCTTTGGATAATAACTATATCGACAAGGCGGTAGCTGACAATAGTGCAAAGGTCGATTTTGACAGCACAGACCCTGAGGGCAATCTTGAAGACGCTATTGCTCTGCTTGGCGACTACGAGGCAACAGGCTTTGCACTTTCAAAGGACTTTGCCTCTGCACTTGCAAAGCTCAAGGTCAACGGTGTAAAGCAGTATCCTGAGTTTGGTCTTGGTGCAAATCCAGGCAATCTCAACGGCACAGCTTGTGACGTCAACTCCACTGTAAACTTCAATAAGGGTACAGACAGAGCTATCGTCGGCGACTTTGCGAGAGCCTTTAAGTGGGGCTATGCTAAGGAACTTCCTTTGGAGGTCATTCCTTATGGTGACCCTGATAACTCAGGCAGAGATCTGAAAGGTCACAATGAGGTGTATCTCAGAACAGAGGCTTATATCGGCTTTGCTATCCTTGACCCTAAGGCGTTTGCAGCCGTTCAGGCCGTTCAGGCAACAGAATGAGCAGCGTTTATGCCACTATCGACGACATAGCAGTATACGGACGAAAGCTTACATCACAGGAGCAGCAGGCGGCGGATAGTCTTATCGAGACCGCCTGCGCAAAGCTCCGTGTTATAGGCAAGCGTTACGGCGTTGATGTCAATGCCCTTGTGACAAGTGATGAAGACTATGCGTTGACAGTAAAGGCGATAATCTCAAAGGCTGTTGTGAGAAGTCTTGACTGTTCGGCTGATAATGCACCACCTGCTGTGCAGGCGTCGCAGGCAGCTATGGGCTATTCGGTGTCAATGACTTATCTCAATTCAGGACAATCTTTATATTTTCTCAAAAACGAGTTGAAAGAGCTTGGTATCATTCGTCAGAGGTGGGGAGCTATGGAGGTATATGACTATGAGAACAATGATAAAGGGAATTTCGGTGAAGCTTAAAGTACAGACGCAGACAGGTGTTGACGGCTTTGGCAGACCAACTTATGAGGATAGCTGGGAGCTTGTTGACAACGTTCTTGTGGGCGAGCCGTCGTCTGATGATGTTATAAGCGAGCTTAACTTATCGGGCAAGCGAATAGCTTACACCCTTGCAATTCCAAAAGGAGATACACACGTTTGGGAAAACACAGAGGTCGAGTTCTTCGGCAGGAAATTTTGTACCATAGGTTTCCCGATAGAGGGTATCGAAGAAAATCTGCCTCTTAGCTGGAACAAGAAAGTCAAGGTGGAACGCTATGGATAAGGTAAAGATAGTTCTTGACCGCAAGGCAGTAAGGCAAATGCTGCGTTCAAAAGAGGCTGAGAACATATGCCGTGAGTTTGCCGACAAAGCGGCACAGCGGCTGGGTGACGGCTACGAGGTGTCCACCTATTCAGGTAAAAAGCGTGTGAACGCAAGCATAAAGGCTGTGACCTACAAGGCGAGAAAGGAAACAAAGCAGGACAATGCCATATTAAAGGCGGTGCTGAGAAAATGATAGAAGAAGTTATACTGGACTATCTGAGCAAGAGCCTTGACGTTCCTGTGTTTATGGAAGAGCCTGCAAAGCCGCCGCAGAAGTATATCATCATCGACAAGCTTGGCTCGTCTGAGAAAAACAGACTATCTTCGGCGACCCTCGCCGTGCAGTCATACGGCGGCAGCCTTTACGAGGCGGCAAGGCTCAATCACACCGTCAAGGCAGCTATGCGTGACACTGTGATACTTGATGATGTCATATCCTGCAAGCTGAACAGCGACTACAACTACACCGATGAGGAAACAAAACGATACCGCTATCAAGCAGTATTCGACATACGATATTATGAA